AATTCACTTCGTGATACAGCACTTGATTCGGTGCCGTCATTGAAACAGTAGCCCCCGCCGTATGCGAAGCCGCAGTTGACGATACTCCAGCGGGACTATTCGCGCCTCGTATGCATCCAGTCAGAGTGTCGTTGCTAACACCTGTGTAAGTAATGTACTCACTATCAATCAGTACCGTACCTGACCGTGGATAAGCAGAAGCGTCAAGCAGGGCGATAGAAGTGACAGACGAGTTAATGTCCGTCGCAAGGTAAGAAGTCTGAACGCTGAAAGACAGCATTGGGTAGTCACGGATAGACTGCGGCGAGAACGCAGACCGGTTCAAGCTGCCATACGACCAGACATTATCAAGGTAGTTGTAGATCACTACCGTGTCATTCACTGTGCTACCTGTGCTTGGGTAGAACCACCAGACTTCACTGAACGCTTCGTTGTTGCCACACATAACCTGTGCGATCTGGTCTTTGTTCAGCGTACTAAAGACATGCTGACGGATTGTGCAGGGCAGTGTGTTTACGCGACCGTCGTATACGAAGAACTTATCTAAGCCCATCCAGTAGACGGCGTTGTTGACGTTGATCACCGCATTTTGAGAAGCGATCGAAATGTCCTGATCAAGCAGAGTAAAGCCGAAGACAAACGGAGGTCCGAGATACTGCATAGAGTACACAGCCGTGTCTGTCCAAATGACAATTTCCTGACGAGCAGTTGTCGCCGTTACGATCTTGGAGCCATTAGCAATACGTTGTTCACCTGACTGGTTAGTAACTTCAGGCACCCACTCGTACGGGTTATCAGCGTCCGACCAACGAACAAGTAACGGATCAAACGACGTACTGAAGTTAGTTGGGTCGTAAGGGTTAGCGCCAAAGCAAACCGTAAAGTCGTCAACTGGAGAGTCAATAATTAACCCAACTTCATCCGGCACATGCCGTCCGGCATAGCTGAAGCTCAAAGCCGAAACCGTGGCGGAAGCCGTTGTAGCCGTTGAGATAGTGACTGAAGTACTGCCATTCCAAGCAGCAGTGACGTAGGTGCCAGACACAATTCCGCTACCTGAAACAACGGAGCCTGTGTTGATACCCGTAGCATCAGCTACGACGAGCGTGACAGAACCTGAAGCATAGGCTGCCGTTGTGGTCGTTTTAACTACAGAATTTGCTTTCTCTTCAAGCGTGATAGCTCGTGCCCACGTAGAGGTGTCGTTAGTCCAGTAGTAAATCGGGCCGTTGTTCTCAGCAAAGATCAGGTCGTTGCCATAGTTAAACTGTGACCACAAACGCAGTGGAACACCCTGCGGAGTTGAAGAACCCCAGCCACCTGATCCCCACGGAGGACCGCCCCAACCGACGTTGGACGTATAAACAGCGGTACCTGCATCAATATCAAATTTACCGATAACTAGCGAACCGCCGCCCGTAGCAGATGAACTAGCAGCAGTCGGAGTTATGATCACGAGCGAGTTATCGCCCGGAACTTCTATGATCTCAAATTGCCCATTTAGGGTCAGACTGCCTACCGAAGTGGCACCTGAAAAAGTGACGTAAGTACCTACTGATGACCCGTGCCCCGAGGCAAGAACAGTGACAAAGTTACTACCCGCCGTGGTTATAAACGGGTTTTGAGATAAGTTTAAAGAACTGCCAAGCGGAGTAATGTCGTAATACTCACCGCCTAATTCGACGTAGAACTTCTGATTCGTGCCGACGCCCAGTAGATTTAAACCGTCAATCGTCACCCAGTTCCATAGCGACCGAGCAACGCCTTTAAAGGTAGACAGAATCGTGGAAGAGTTTATCCAGCCACCGATCTTTTGGGCGTAGCCACCACGGAAACGCACCTTGTCTACGACGAAGTAACCCCCCTCGCCCGCATAGTTAGTGGTTTCTCGGTTGACGCCGGGGCGGAACTCAACTTTCTGAAGTGGCATTACATAACCCCCGACAAGTACAGCGCACGTTCGTCGTTGCGCCGTTTGACTAATCCCGGCAGAACTCTACCACCGGCCTTCGTCCATTTTAGGAACTCATCCGCCGCCTCTTCCAGTTCACCCCGGTTGGTTTTCATCCGAAGGGAAGAGCGTTGGAGATTGCCAAGACCCACGTTGAAGGCAAAACTGACGAGAGAATCGAAGACTCCCTGATTGCCAACAGCAGCAGGGCAAAGTCGAACCACACCACGCTCAAACCGACGAAGGTCTTGAGAAAGTATCCCGTCCACCTCGTCCATCGTGAGAGTGCGATCCCACCCTGCGGGTACCGGTAGATTCTTGCGCTCCTCATACTTCACCGTAGCGTGAGCAGGGTCAATCACGTGGCCGACACCGACAGTCCACAAAAGGGCAGGGCAGCGGTAAGGCTTGGTCCGTACCCCCTCGTGGTGTTTGATCATGTCGATAGCGGCCTTGGAGACTTTCACTTCTTGCCGAACGCCTGCGTGCCGAACCAAAAGGCGATAATTGAAGACAGAATCAACATCTCGTCATCTGAGAATACTTCAGCCATCGCAGCGGCAAACGGCACACCCGTGTTGTAGGCATACCAAACACCAGCAATGTTGATAGCAACAAGTTCCAGCACGAAGATATAAGTAACGACCGGGCGGACGCTGGCGCGGAGATTGATCATCCACTGCGAGGCACCCTTGCCGATTTCCATGTCGTGCTGGTACAGAGCTACGCGCTCCTCGGCTGCGGACTGTACCTGAACCTGTTCCAACTTGATCTCTTCGACCCGTGCCTGAGCAATGAAGCCGCGTTCAGCCAAAGCCAACTCGCGCTCCTTCTGAGCCGCAACCAAGGCCAATTCGTGCTTCTTGTCCTGCCGGTCTTGGAAGATTGAGAGGATCTTGGGCAGCCCACCCGCGAGGAAGGACAGGAACGTTGAGACCATTGTCATCATGATTAGAACTCCACCCAGCCAGTGATGATGTATTTAGTGTCCTTCAGTGGTGGATTACCACGATGTGTATGGGTATATCCAGCAGGCCAGAGCAATACACGGCCAGTAACAGGCTTGACGCGCTTGCTCAGATACAAGAACTCAGTCTCGCCACCATCTTCGATGTCGTTCAAATAAACCATAAACGTCAGCAGGCGATTACGTTTTAGCCGTGTCGTATCTTCACAGTGCCAAATGTGGTACCCCTCTTTCGGACGAGTACGCTGTATTTTGACTTCGTAAATTTTGTGTTGGTCTGCTGTCTTCAGTATCGAAAACTTCTCAGCATACGGACCATAGCAGGCTTCCCAAAACGCGACGTTAAACTCGCCGCATTCAAGTTTCATACTGTGGTCGTGGTAGAACGCCGCGTTTGCATAGTCTATTGACTGGTCAGCATTTATATGACCATCACGTTGAAGTCCTTGTAATCGGTTATAGCCAAACCCATTAGCGTCTGCGGTTTCAAAATGCTTGATCCAACGGTCGCAGTATTCTTTACTGAACAGACCATCGTATATCCCAATGAAGTCATCACCAACTTCATACTTGAGCGCAGGATATTTCTGCGCCAACACTTGCGCGATGCTTGGGGTGGTGCACTTGTCCATTCCGTCAATCATTGCGGCTTCTCATCCTGACGAACCGGGGCTGTCAAAATTTCTGTTGCGCGAGCAGGTACAAGCAGCCCTTTACTAACCATCATATTGATACCGTCAATAGTTCGGGTATCGCCGAGGTCAATCGCTCCAGCAGCGTAGAAACGATCTAGCCAACCTTGCACTTCAACGTCAGTCTTTGCAGCAGACAGGATGCCCGTATACTCAGCATCAAGGAACCGAGTGATCATGGCAATTTTCGTAATAATAGCTGGATCAACAATCAAAGACTCGGGACCTTCCAGCCTGTACCGACCGGGGTAAGCAGCTTCTACAAAAGCCTCGTCAGCAACAATTCTGTTAATGACTTCACCAGCATCATTTAAAATTTGATAAATCACAATTAACTCCAAGCGATAATTACGAATCCGTTACCGCCTCTACCAGTACCGGTAGAACCGCCACCAGAACCGCCGCCATAAACAACAAGCCCACTGGTCGAGTTCTCAGCAGCACCGCCACTACCTCCAAGACCCATAATAGTGCCCACAGTACCGCCAGCAGATTGCCCTCCACCTCCACCGCCCCAGTCTGCGACACCGCCACCTTGTGCGCCGCCCCACGCAGCGGGATTTAAAAGATTTTGTGAAAAGTAAAGCACGCTGTTGGTGAAACCATTCAGCCCCGCTCCGCGAGAATTGTTAGCTGAGCCAAACCGATTGTCTGTAACCGCAGGTCCGGGACCGAAAGCTCCACCGCCACCAGAAGAACACGCATCATTATTTCCAGTAGCTGTACCACCTGATCCGCCAACGCCAGCGCCACCAGCACCGACAAACCAGTTGGATGAAATCGCGGTTCCGCCAGCAAATCCTACACCGTTCCACGCAACCGCACCGCCTCCTGAAGCGGCTTGTCCACCGCCGCCGTTAATTTGCACTACTCCGCCAGCGCCGCCAGTAAAATTAAAATCGCCACCGCCTGCAGTGCCGCCAGCGCCGCCGTTCCACGTTCCAGTAGCACCACCTACGATACCGCCAGCAGCGCCACCGTTTGCTGTGACGTTAATTCCACCACCAGCTACGTTTGTAGCTCCACCAGCAGTACCGTTTGCAACAAAACCTACAGCGCCAGTGCCGCCAGCGCCGATCGTCATAACAAGATTTGTACCGGCATTGAAGTAAGCAGTTTTGATGGCAAGACCACCGGCTCCGCCGCCAAGAGCAGCAGCAGGAAGACCCCAAGAAGGTCCGAGCGAACCGCCACTAGCACCTGCACCGCACACATATAAACGATATGTACCCGATTGTGGAATAGTGAACGTACGCGAGCTAGATATCAGCGTGCACCGACCGCCCGTAGTAGTGTTAGTAAATTGAGTGAACAAACTCATATCAGTTCTTTGCCTCTAGTTCTGCAACACGTGCGCGTAGTGACTGAACTTCTGCAATCAACAGCGGAACCAAAGCACTGTAGTCCATCTGTTGATAAATCGGCTTTCCTTTATCGTCAACAGCATTAGGCTGACCTGTAACGCAGTACGGCGTCACTTGCTGCGCTTCATCAGCAATCATCATCGGGTACTGAATCGCACCCCAGTTCATTTTTCCGGTATAAACTTTTAGGTTATCTACAATCTGCCCACTGTTAGTTACCGGCCCGTATATTGTTTTTGCACGACGGTCGGATGTCGTGTTGTACGCGATCTGACCAGCGCCTCTGTTGTAGGTGATGCTTCCTCTTACGTCAAAAGTGCTTTCCGTGAAGAAAACAGCAAAAAGATTGTCACCTGTACTTGCTTCGTTCCAAAAAGAAATACACTCTCTAGGCTGCTGAACGCTCTTGACCATCATTGCATAAATCTTTCCAGACGAACTGCCAAAAACATTCATGGCATAACTGCCAGCAAGATAAGGAGTAGTGGTGTTGACGTTTACAGCACCAGTCCCGTTTGCCATGAGGTTTATGTTCTGGTTTGTATTTACAGAACTGATTGTTGCACTGTTAAATGCAATATCGCCGGTGGTGGCGGTGGCTGAAATAGAAATCGATCCAGCACTGTTGGTAAGAGAAATGCCCGTACCAGCCGTCAGAGTAGACAACGCGTAGCCCGAGCCATTACCAATCAACAACTGACCGTTTGTGGGAGCAGTCGAAAGCCCGGTGCCGCCTTGTGCTCGACCGAGCGCGTTGGTCAATGTCAGGCTAGTAGCCGAGAAGTTCGTACCCGTCAGCGTTGTGATGTTGGCTGAAGCATGAGTCGCCGTTGTGACGTTCATGCTGGTACCGGTCAGGGTGGTAATCCCAGCCGAAGTCGAAGTCAGCGTCGTAATCCCAGCCGAAGTCGAAGTCAGCGTGGTAATCGTGGCCGAAGTCGCCGTTAGGTTCGTGACCGTGAAACTGTTCGTACCAAAGTCAGCAATGTAGTTCAGGCCATTGACGATATCCGTGCCGTTCGACACAAGGACAACTTTCTTACCCGTAGGAACAGAGACGCCGGTCTGACCCGTAACCTTGACCGTTACTGCGCCGGTAGAGTTATTGAAGATGAAGTAGAGCTTCTTGTTAGCAGGGACGATCAGGTTAGTATTCGTACCACCCGTGCCGGTCAACTCAATGTACATATTACGAGCGACACCGGTCGAACCATTCGGGATGGTCAGAGTAGTATCTGTGCCCGTGGCAACTGCCTGAGTGACATAGCCTGAGATGGCCTGCTCAAGCAGCGTACCGAGATTGGTATTTGTAGTATTACCCCACGTACCCGCGCCTTCGCCGGTAGTCAAAAGGGTCAAGGCCAGATTTGTACTGTAAGTAGCCATTTAAAACCTCACGCCGCGATTTGCGTCCAGTTAGGCGTTTGTGTGTCATCAATCGGTGTCCAAGTTGTCGTCTGCGAATCGTCAACCGGAATCCACGGCCCAGTCGGAATTGGGACAATATTACCCCAAACAAGGACTTGCGCCACAACGCCCGTACCAACAACCCCTGTGGGGAAGACGACTGCCCCCGCAGACGTAGTAACCGTGCCGACCGCGCCCGATGCAGAAACCCCTGTGACCGGGACATCCTTCGGAATACTGACCGTTACTGTGCCAAGCTCGCCCGTACCCTCAACGCCGGTAACAGAGAAAATAGCAACACCGGTAACGAAGACATCTCCGGTCTGGCCCGTACCAGCAACCCCTGACGGGAATACAACCGACTCAGCAACAACCGTGACATCGCCAAGTTGTCCAGTAGCCTCAACCCCTGTAACCGGAGCGTTAGCTGAAGCCGCCGCACGAGCATCACCAATAAAGCCGGTAGCCTCAACCCCCGTAACGTCGATGATGAAGGTGATCTGAATGGTGACATCGCCAAGCTGCCCGGTGGCGGCAACCCCGTTCGGGAATATGTTGGCGGGGGCTACAACAAGGACATCACCAAGTTGACCAGTAGCTTCTACCCCAGTTACGGATACGTTGACATCGCCGCTACCTAGATCAGCAAACGGTGCGGCTGCAAATGGGGTAAAGCCAAGCATGGCTTAGCAGAATACCCAACCCATCGTGGCATCGGAGAAGCGAAGCTGAACTGCGGCATACGCCGTATCCAACGTCATGTTCTCTGCCAGACCTTGAATATTCTGCCCGTTACGAGCAATTACGTTGTCAGACCTGCCGTTGGCTACCGTGACCCACACGATGTTACCCGCCGCAGGAGATGCCGGGAGCGTGACCGTCGTAGCACCGCCGCGCAGGATGTAGTGGTTGCCAGTCGTAGCAGCGATTGAAGTTGACGAAGTGACGTTGACAACAGGCAAGCCACTTACGTACGAACTTGCGTTTGTATTTGTAAGAAGTATAGATCCTGCGCCAGCAGCGCAAGCACTAATATCCAAGTTAGCGCCGCGAGCCGTACCGCCGCCTTCAAATATTCTGAAGGTCTGGGCGACTAGATCAATATTTAAGTTGCCGCCAAGTGTACTTGTGTCTGACTTCTCAAGAGCAAACTCACCACCTTCGCCAGTAGTGTTTTGTTTGTTGACAATAAATGCAGGTGCAACACGACTCAGTGTTAAGGAAGATATTCCGGCATTGGTAAAGCTACCAGCCGAACCAGTAACAATAACACCCGTGATCGTGCCAGAAACGTCGAGTGCAGTAGACGGAGTTTTGAGAATGCCTACAAGACCGGCAGCGGTAATACGCATCTTCTCGGTGTTGTTGGTTCTAAACTGCACAGCATGATTGCTGATTGACCCAAAAACGGAGAATCCGCCGCCATCAGCAGCAACCAAAGCCTCTACGTTATTGTCATTGTCTAGTACAGAAAAATATGGCGAGTTAGTCCCCTGAACCCGCGCTGCCAAAGCAGTTGCCCCAGCGTCAACGTCTAATCTTGCGTCTGGCGACGTTGTCCCAATACCGACGTTGCCGGAGGAGTCAATACGCATCCGCTCGGAAATCGTGCCACCGCTATTGGGAGTAGCGAGTGCTAGATAACCAGCAAAGTTTCCAGAAGTGCTGTTTTCCTTTGCGCCTTTAATGGTTGCAAAAGACCAAGGATCAAATGCACCAGCAGAACCATTCAGACCACCAAGAGCAATCTGACCACCAAGGTTTGCGGCTTGAGCGGTGGTAGTAAATACGTTGAAGTTTCCGACGCCATCAATGACTTTGTTGCCTTCGCTAACAGTCATTCTTCCGCTAGGCGAAGTCGTCCCGACACCGACGTTACCCGCAATGTTGGCACCACTTGAAAGCGTCAAACTCCCATAGCTCAGGTTCGTACCCGAAGCCGTAGTGACCGTGGCACTCGTGAAGTTACCGTTTGAGTACGTAACGTTCGTACCCGACACCGATGCAATCGTGGCAGAGGTTGCGCCAAACTGCGTGATCGTGCCGCTTGAGAACGTGGTCGTCGTACCGGAGACAGTCGTAATGCCTGCCGAGGTGCCACTCAACTGAGTGATAGCCGCGCTGCTGAATCGCGCAGTCGTACCCGTGACCGTCGTGATGTTAGCCGAGGAACCCGTAATCGTCGTGATGGACGCACTGACCGCAGCCGTGATCGTGGCACTAGAAATAGTCGCGCCTTGATCAAGAACAACACTGCCCGTACCAGTCGAGTTGGCAATGCTGATATCCGGAGTTGTGCCGCCGCTTGATGCAAGTGGGCCTGTGGCTGTGACAGCCGTGACCGTACCACCCAAGCCTGTAGCAGACAGAGTAATGCTGCCAGCACTGTTCGTGATGGAGACGCCCGATCCTGCCGTGAGGGTCGAGAGTGTGTAGTTTGATCCGTTACCAATCAGCAGTTGGCCGTTGGCCGGAGAAGTCGTGAGCCCCGTGCCACCGCTAGCAACCGTAACAGGCGTATTAAGTGCAATTGAGCCTAGGGTAATCGAAATCCCGTTACCAGCCGAATACACCTGAGCCTGACTAAACTCAGCGAACGTAATCGGGGTCGTACCAAACGTAATCGTGCCAGCCGTATTACAGACGTAGGCCGCGCCTTTCTGGGTCGTACCGCCCGTCGTGAAGAAGTAACTACCTTCATCTAGCGAATTAGCGCCCTGCTGACCATACGTATCGGCGTCAGATGCACGGGTCATGACATACGGAGTTGAAGCCGTACCAACCGTCGTTACAACGTAGATACCGTTTTCAGCCTGATCGTCACAGTCCTTGATGAGGACACGCTGCGCTGCTTGAGCCACCGTGCTGTCGATGACCAAGGTTCCGTTGGCCGTAGCCGTCAGAGTCGCGCTAACACCCGCAGTACCGTTGTTGTAGTTGTCGTTTCGTCCTGAATCGGCTGGAGTGGTTAGGACAACGGCTTCGTGAATGTGCAGAGCAGCCGACGACATATTATCGACGTACTCTTTTGTCGCAGCATCCGACTGAAGGCTAGGCGCACCAAGGTTGATGATCCTGCCACTAGCAGCAGTGATGTTGCCCGACAGATCAAAGTTGACCGACTTCTCAGACGGGTAGGTAACAAATACCTTTTTCTGTCCTGCGGAGAATCCAACCTTCGTACCACTCGCGCTTGACGACAGCACCGTATCTCGGGAGAGCGTCGTCCCCGATGAGGTGTACGTGCCAATACCCACTTCCCACTGGGTGTCACCCGCAATGGTGTAATAGGTCTGGTTAGCGTTTCCTACGACCGCAAAGGACTGATACCCCGGCTCAGCACCAGCCAGAGTAATCGTCCCACTGCCAGTCGAAGTCGTCGTCTCAAGGACGCGATCAGCAAGCACGAGGGCCATGTCACCCTCCGATTAAGCGATACGAAGAATAGCAGTCGAAGCCGCAGCAGCCGGGAACTGAATGGTGAAGTTACCCGCCGTCGAGGTCTTGTCACCACCAAACGCCAGCACCGCCACAGCCTTGTTACCCTGAGTCGCGTTGTAGATCAAAGCACCGTTGGCCGTGATCGTCGCGCTCGGGAAGGTCAAGTCATCAAAGTCGATGAAAGCCGTCGTGCTGCTGGAAGTTGGCACCTGCGAGATCGTCAGCGTCAGCCCACCCGCCGTGTAGTTCGTACCGGACGAGGAGACTTCATCCGCCGAAGAGTACGCCGTAGTGGTCGCGCTCAACGTAGCCGACGAAGTGAAGAGGGCCAGCTTGAACACATCCGCAGCCGTCGAAGCGCGGATCACGCCGGTACCAAAGTTGTGGATTCCGTCAAGGATTTCTACCTTGAACGAAGTCGTCATTGCTTGAGAAATAGCCATTACAAGTCTCCAATTAAGTGTGCGATTTCCGCATAGCCTTGTTGATCTAGCTTTTTACATATCATGCTGCGCTCGGCTGCTTGAGCCTCGCTGAGATACTTCACCAGCCAATAATGCAGTGCTTCCTTTGAGTCGGCACTGAGTATGCGGTTAGCCGCACGTTCTGCAATCTCTTCAACGGTGTGCTCACGACCATTTGTCGTCTGCACAAACACGTTTCCAATTTCTGATCCGCCTACAAAACTCATGTCACCGGAACCCTAACTTGTCCAGAACGGTACGCATCCTGACGATCCAAGCCGTCACCGAGACGCTTCAACTGGCCGAGGGCTTCTTGGTACTTCTGCTCGTAGTACTGCATCATGTCCTGCTCACCCTTCAAGTAGGTGTACGCTTCGCGCAACGACCCGTAGAGCAAAACAGAATCGAAGTTATTACCGAGCCAAGAAGTCCCCGCCGTCACGATGGATACCGGGTAATAATAGTAGTGCAGTTCCGCAGTATAGTTTGCGTTTGGGGTCGGCCCCAGCAACATCGTCGTAGCGTCGAAGATAGCGTAATACTTCGGTTTACCTGAAGACGCCGGGAAAGGATACGCAGCCCGGATGTAGTTCACATCCTTGTTGAGCATGTATTCGTATTCGCCCGTCGTGTTATCAATCACCGCTATCGAAAACGTCGAAAGCCAGTCAGTCGGCAAAGACATATATTGATTGCCGTTGCTCATCGAACCGGTGACGTTTTTACGAAGTGCCGGAAGCTGGACCGTGTTGTAAATGCGCTGCTCAGCCACTTCCACAAATGTAGGAATATTCGCCACGAAGGAAGTCTCCGTGGACTGACAGTAGTCCTGAATCAGTTGTGTAAGCTCTGAGTAGTTCATTAGCTCCAGCCTGCGCGAACCTTACCGTTGTTCTGCAAATTGATCTGCGAGACGAACTTCTTACCCTTGGTGGCAGCGCCAGCACCCTTCATATCCATGTGGGTGACGCCCTTGTTGACATCCTTTTCAGGATAGCCATTCTCACCAGTCGAGTCAGTGTTCGGCCTGATCTTGCCGGGGTTTAGTTCTTTCATGGCAGTTACTTCGGGCCAGAAGACTTACGGACCGGGCTGCGCTGGTTCATCACCTTCGCCATGTTCCGACCGTACTTCTTCATCTCCGCATTAGTCTTGCCACCAGCACGAAAGCCTTTAGCGTTCTTGCCGTGAGCCTTGCTCGCCGGAAGTTTGGCGTGTTCCTTCAAAGTCATAGCCATCTCAATCTCCTAGGTCGTAACGACCGTCACCGTTCCTACTTCACCAGCCGGGGCTAGTGTGTTCGGAGTTAGTTCTGCGTCGAAGGACCTTGACCCTCCGACCGGGTTCCAACCCCATTGTATCTGACGGCTACCATTGGCACCGTCATTACCGACCGCAAAATAACTCGTGTCCGGTCTCGGGTTCCGTAATGCCTGCGGATCGTCCACAGGGTACAGACCAAGAGACAACTGGGGTTGGTCAGGCTCCCAGCACTCCGGACAGACCAAGATATTCACGTTCTTGGTCTTGATCACAATCGACTTCAACTGGCGCAGTTTGTATTGAAACCCGCACCGGTCGCACATGGCGATTGCGTTCTTGCCACTTGCAAACCTGTTTGGCATTAGTAGCCACCCA